AGAAGGGCCAACCTGAACATCCATGTCTATGTTTCCTGGACTGCTTTCTGAAAGCGTAATAGCCGTGTTCCCCCCTCCCGCCTGGACCTTGGCTGTGGTGGTCGTCAAAGACATGTGGCTGGCTGTTGTCGACTTAGAGCTGTCGGCATACACTCCCGCACCATCATTGCTAAATGTAGTTTTTAAAACATTTGTTATGTTTGTCAGGTCCGTCTCAATATCTGATATGTCTGTCGTGTTTGACGAAATGTTAGAAATGTTAGTAGTGACCTGCGATTCCAACTCGTTATTCTTCTGAAAGATGTGATTAACACCTCCCCCAGGCGTAAACCCGCCGTTACCCGAACCCGGAGGTCCGTTAGGGTCCCTTCCTGTATCGGAAGCTTCGTCAACAGTTGTGATCTCAGCCTCTACCAAACACCGTAAAGCCTCCACACGCTGGGCATGGTCCTTCACCTGTAAAGTTAAGGAATGAGGAAGAAAATACTCAACATTTCCTGAAAGCTTTTTTGTGCTGAACTTCTTGTACGGACGACAAACGTCATAACCAACTGTGTCTGGGTTTCGACGTATGATCGTTCCCGAAACAGACTGCCGAGTCTTGTTCCTTATAGACAGAGCCCTTGATGTAGCGTAATACCCCATGGAAACATACATGTCCGCATAAGACATGCTTGATCCGTCTGGGTGAAACTTAAGATTGTCCTCTCGGTTCAGCGGACTTGAAGTGTCGCTTGGGTGTGAGGCTCGGTACCTACCAAAGGTTCGGTTTCCTGAGTTTTCAAACGTAGCCCCAAAAGTAGTAGAGTCTAAAGAGACCTGCTCGGACCCGTTTGAGGGCGCGGCAATGGAACTGACGTATCTAGCGTCGTAGTTCTCTGTTCCGTCGCCCGTGTAAACCTCTATCCCCGAAAGCTGAAACGACCTAAGCACCGACTCTGACTCAGTGTATGCTGAACCTGTAGTTGGACCTGAAGACGCGGTAACCAAAGGCCAAGAACCCAACCCGCCCGCAAAAGTGCTGTCTTCAGCAGCCGTAGAAGCCACATCTACAGGGTCGCCGTTTGAGTTCAGAAGTACATTCCAAGCGACGTTGTTTGGTATTTCGTAAAGCCTCAAACGGTTGTTTACTTGCAGTTTACTGATAGATGATGAAACACCCTCACCAACGGTTGGCATCTGAATTTCTTCGTCAAACCTGTATATAAAGTGACTTCTAGATAGGTCTTTAGCAAGCTTTAAGTCTTCGTCAGGATCTTGTTTTGTCAACGGAGGAGTGTAGTAGACATGTGAAAAGTCTTGACTCTGAAGAAACTCGCTTGTTGACCCCGCGTTGTCATCAGTCAACACAGTTGGATCAGCCCCAATCATAACCTCTAAAAAGGCAGTGTCAAAATTTGAAGCAGTATCTTTTACCCACTGGTATTGTTCGTAGGTTTTTGGATAGTAGTCATGAGAAGAGTTTTGTATCTCTATGCTAAAAATGTCTCCCGTCGTTAAGTACGCCAAGGACCTAACCCTTCTTCTTAAACGAAACCAATTGCTTCCATCGTACACCCTTATGTCTAACCTCAACACAGCAAGGTTTCCTTTGTTTTCGTTTTCGTAAGGCCCGCTTCCAGTACTGTTCCAGTAACTAGCGTCTCCTGAAAAATGTAACCTGAAAGAACCTTCATTCGTTCCGTTAGGAATGGATATCTCATCTACTATACCGTTAGGCGGTAGGTTAGAATAGTAGTTACTCGTTAGTATCGCGTTAAGCTGAGTGTTTACGTTTATGTCTTCCTTCCTGTAAAGAAAAGTCTCGAACGTAGGTCCGTCGTATCCTATGCCAGAACGAAACAACAAGTCACTTCCAGCGCCCTCGTGAACTTGCGCTACAGACTCTACCGGGTAAACACCTCTGCGTGTTGCTCCTTTAAGGAAATCTGCTCCAGCATAATCCAGGTCCACTCGCTGCAAATCGCTTGCGATATCGCTGCCTGATGAGTTGAAAACCACAGAGTGAGAGAACAGTCCGTTGCTGTCTTTAGTCCAGTTGAAAAAACCGATATCATCATCCTCTCCCCTGATTATTCGTTCCCGATCAAAGAGGTGAAATTTTCCGTCTGAGAAACAAAAAGTAGCCCCTAAGGAAGAGCAAATATCGGCCAGTATATTGTAGGTGGAAACAAAGTTCGTTCTTCGTTCTGTTCTTTTCCTGTCAAAACCCTTTTTTCTTTCCTCAGAGGGTTTTGGGTTGGTGTAGAAAGAGTCTGCCTTAAGGAAGTAGTGGTCTAGAACCGCATCGTCTGACGGAAAGGTTTGGTGTGTAGCGTTCACCGGACGAACCAACCTGTGCTCTACAAACAAAGGTTCAGACGTGCCTATATGTGCGTCTAAAACAGCCCAATGGGGAAGTTTGTTTACGATTTCTTTTAACCAGTAAATTAACGCCCTCTCGCTGGATTCACTGCCTTGATTATAATACAGTTCTGGCTCTGAACCACTGGTGTCTTTAAAGTCAATGTTCTTAAGTGATGCTATTCCATCACTAGCAACAAAAGTAGTAAGGATCCTTCCGTCCCCAATCTCCTCGGTTGTCTCTTCAGGGTGTATGAATCCAGCCCATTCTAGTTTTTCCTGTACCCCTGTAGACCTGTAAAGACGGATAGCCATGGAGAACTCCTCTTCGTCATAAACAGCTAGGGTTACGTGAGTCCTTTGGTATTCTGTAAGATAGGCAGAAAACTTCATGGACGAAGACATGATGGGTTGCAGTATATCGTCTATGCTGCCTTTCCAGTCTATCGTAAAGCCTGGATCAGAGATCTCCANGTCTGTGATTGGAGAAAAGGTANTTGACGTCAATGTCATGTTCCAGATCTCCATTCGATAAGACCAACCGTCTGGCGTCTTATATGTAGTATTTACTATTCTCCTAGCCATAGATTCTGTCTAATGCGGTTGCCCCTCGGCGGGATCCTAAAACTACGTCAGAACCGCTAAGAACGCCCTCTACCCTGAGATTGCCTTCAGTGCTTTTAATGCCTGACCCTAAACCAAATCCGTTTGCTAAAAAAGCTCCCAGTCCATCTGAAGTTGCGGAAGCAGCGGCTCCTGCAAAAACACTTGTTCCGCCAGATATCACGGCCAATATACCGTAAGCAATAATAAGGGCAATGACTTTTCTCAAAACCCTGTCTAGGGCGCCTAAAAGATTTTCCGCCAGTGCCTGACCGAAGTTTTTAGTTCCTTCTACAGCCGATCTTAAAGCCCCTCCGATTATGTTTGAAAACGCCTGACCTACAGCCATAGCCATCGCGGTTATCTCATTCGTCTGCTCTTGAAGTAAAGCAGATTCTTTCGCTAATTGCTCGCTCCTTTTCTTAACGAGATCTTCGCTCTTCTGAGCTAGGTCATCGAGAAGGAATCCTACCTTCATTTGAGACTCAGCAAAACCTTCGCTAAGAGGACTGAGCTGTGAATAATACTTAATGAGAGCTGCTACAGATTTCTCTTGAAGTTTAAACTCGTCAGACATAAGCTTTCCTCTAGCTGTGTCTTCTGCTCTCTTTCGCGCCAGTTCATCCTGTTGCTTGTTTAATATCTCTAAAGCTTTGGCCGCCTTGAGACCTTCTGACTGTATAGACTCAATGCTTTGGGTTATCTGCTTGAAACCCTCTTGGCCAGTATCCGCCCCTTCGAGAAGAGGGCCTGTGAAGGTGCCGTCCTTCTGAGCTAGTGTGATTAAAGCCTCGTTTGTAGCCTCAAAGTCGCTTATTAAATCGTTTAAAAACTCAGGCTTGTCCTTCTTTTTTCCTGTCCCTTTCCCGAACTTATAACCAAGCAACGCAAGAATTTTCTCTATCTCAGCTAATTGTTCTTTAGCCAATGTTAGTCCCTCTATGTCAAAAAGACCTGTTTTCTTGTTGGACTTTGCTTGTTTTTTAAGGACCTCAATCCTTTCCAAAATAGCAAGCCTTTCAGCAAGGAACTGCGAAAGATTTTTGTCTTCTTTAAACGGTGTCTCACCTGTGTCATTCGCAATAATTGACCTGAGCTTGGCTTCTCCTGGTGTGTTTTCTCCCAGGAGCTCATCTAAAAACCCTTTGTTCTCTTTGCTGAACGTAACCCATTCTCTCAAGCCTTTTACGTAGTCGTCTTGGCCTTTTTTGGTTTTTGCTATTTGATCTTCTAGGTCCTTAATCTCATCGGCCATAATGCCGAAGTAGTTTTTACTCTTTTGGTTCTCTAGCTGTTGGTTTAACTTGGTTAAATCTAGCGTGAATTGAGCGAGAGTCTGTAGTTGGCTTTCGTTTATATATGTGGAATTAGCCAAGTCTTCAAGCCCTTCATTGGCTTCGACTAATTTTCTTCTTAACTCATCAGTAGAGTAAGTTGCGGCATCAGCGCTTTCTGCGAAGAGCTTGTTTGCAGCCACCGCCGAAAGGAGTGCACCCACAACAAGAACCACAACAGCGGCTGTGCCACCTACAACCATAGCGATGGCTGATATGGCTGCGGCTACAACACCAGCGACAGTCACCAGTACGCCAAAAATAACAACAAAAGCCGCAACAGCAGCTATAGTTCCCTTGGTAGCAGAGCTCATTGTAGCCAGCTTCCTTACGAATCGCGCTACGTTGTCTGCGGCGTTGTTTATCGGCTTTATAAAATCCTCTGTAAAAGCAATGGAAAGCTCGTTAAAGGCGGACGAAATCCTTTTAAAGGAGGCCGTCATAGACGTGTCTAGCGTCGTGGCAAACCCTTGAAGGAAACCGTCCGACTCCTCGATTTGTCTTTTCAGCTCAATAAACTCATCTTTCAACCCCCCAATTGAGGCAGCAGGACCTGCTCCACGGAGACCGAACTGTTCTAGCTCTTGCGAAAACCCTTTTGTCTCATCAAAAAGCTGCCCTATGGCTTGCTCTGCTGTGAAACCATCCTTGGCCAACTGACCCAAGATACGTCTTAAAGCGGTACCACCACGACTTGCGTCAAAACCCCTGTCTGCAAGGAGACCTAGTATGGCTGTCGTTTCTCCAATAGAAAGACCGAAAACAGCAGCCTCAGACCCTACGTAATTTAGGGACGCAGCCAAGGCCTCTGCTGTAAGAGCAGTATTTGCTGCTGCTGTAGCGAAAAGATTAGCCACAAAAGACGCCTGCTCTTGCTCATCACCTACCTCTGATAAGGACTTTGAAAAACGATTCATCGTCTTCACGATAAACTCACCAGCAGGCGCTAGCTGCATGTCCATTGCCTGAGCAAACTGAAGTGTAGTTTTTTGAATCGCCTGAATAGTGGCGTTTGACTTACCTAGCTTAGCCAGAGACAACTGAAGCTCACTGACTTCTGTTGCTGTAAAGATCGTTGTAGCACCGAGGTCTCGCGCCGACTTAGTAAGCTTAGAGATGTTAGCTCCTCCTCTAAGTGCAGATATTTTCTTTTGAGCAAACTCAAACGCAGTGGCCGTCTTTAAAGCCGCTGTTGCAGCAGCAATGATCGGTATGCCTAAATACGTGGAAACATCTCTACCAACCCTCGTGGCTTGGGCACCAAACTTCTTGAGAGACCCGGTGGCTTTCTTTACTCCTTTGTCAAAAAAGGATGTATCAAAAAGTAAACTACCTTTTACTGTAAACTGATCGGCTGCCATTAGAATGATTTAAAGGTTTCGTAAAGATCTTGAGCCTCTTGTTTGATTGATTTTTTACTTTCTTTCATCTGCGTGTAGGGGTGAAAGTCGTTAGGCTTAAACGACTTCCCCTTAGAAGCATTTACGTTAGCCAAAAGGGACATAGACGAAGATGTGTGGTTCCAATGCAACTCATCTTTTAGATACAGGCCAGATATAACGGACGAAACCTCGGCCAAGGTCATGGTCCAGAAAGACTCAGGCGAAACCCCCCTCTTTATGGCTTCGTAATAGAACTTACCTATAGAGGGAGGATCGCTTGGGTCCTCGTCCGCTACTTCTTTCCCGACTCGTCAGTCCCCATTGCGTCTGCAACAGCTTGTGACACAGTCTCCAGTTGATTCGTGTCTAGTATCTCAGCAATAAAGGCTTCTTTATCTGCTTTGAACTTTTTACCTGAATAGATGCCTCTGTTAACGATGCTGTAGTAAGCGATCATAGGCACTGATGTTAGTGGGTCTGAAGAAACCCATTGATCGAAGCCCTTTAGCTCAATCTTCTCGTTCTTGAGAATTAAGCGAATGGCGTTCATTGTGAACAGGGCGTCGTGCTCCTTCTTCTTAAAGGTAACCTTAAACTCCCCTCGAAAGTTGTTTGATAAATCCATGTGGTTGATTAAATAAAAAAGAGGGCGACACGACTTTCATGCCGCCCTATGAAAAACCTAGTTATTAGGCTGCAATCTCCTTGTACAATTCTCCGTATCCACGGAAAGTTGCGCTGTATGTCGCGATATCGTCTACACCGCCAGTCATTGACGCTGATTCGATAAGCGCCTGGCCTACGTAAGAAACAACGCCTGAGTCGTCTCCAAGTCCGTCAGTTCCAATCTTTGTTGTAAAACGTACCAATACGTACTTTGAGTCCTTTGCTAAATCCACGATCGTAACAGGGGTGCCTGTATCTCCTGATCCGTTTGCGGTCAGATCAATAAGACCGTCTACTGAGAAGTTCCATGAGAACGCACCTGAAGCGATATAGTTAGTTGATCCACCAGTGCCGTTACGTGCTGCAACCTCGTTGATCGTGTTTGAAGCGTCCATTGTGGTGGTAGTCGCTGCGGCACATAAGTCTGTTGTTGCAATTGTAATTGGAGTTAGGTCTCCATTTGCTGCGGCGGTAGAGAACCCTAAAAAATTTTTAGAGGTCCCGTCAATGACAATTACCTTTCCTTCATTAAGGCTAGTGCCTGTCTCGTTCGTTGTGCCTTCGTGTATTTGTAGAGGAGAAATCGATCCCCCGTCGATGGCGTAAACGCCTAATTGATTTGATGCTACTGTAGCCATGATTGATTATTTAAATGATCTGTTTGCTATATTTTGAATTAAGTCTGAAAGTCCTTGGTTGGCGCGAGCTATTACCTGTCTGCTTTTGCTCGCATAGATTTGCTTAAAGTTTACTCTTTTACCACTGTTTATATGTTTAGCTGGCCTAGAGAAAAAGTGAGCCTTCCATCCTCCTTGTTTTTTTGACTTAGAGTTCGATATTGGTAAAACCTTACGTCCGTATTGCTTTTTTCTCTTTGCCTTTATCTTTCTGTTACCCATTGGTTTTTGCAAGCTTCCTGTTTTTTTGTCTAGAAACTTGTACATTAAACCAGAGTTAAAAACGGTCTGCCAAGGCTTAACAGCGTAAGTTAAAACCTCATCGACTCTCTTTTCCGCTTGTTTAGACCCAACCCTAAAGGCAAACTTGTCTAGATTGTAGTTTAACATATCTAGATCTTTCTTGTTAATCTCAATCCTTACTGGACTTTTTCCGCCAACTCTTGAATATCCTGACATCTTAAATTAATTTATAAGTTAAGTTAACACCTGTGGCAGATGTCGTGTTTTCAGAATGGGTGCCAGTGGTAGTGTTTGGAGAGAAGTCTACATTAAAGGTAATCGATCCTCCTTTGTGGTCTGCTGAAAGTGTTTGCGATGCAACAAAAGAAATGCCCGCTGGCCCCGACTCTGAAGCGATCTCAAACTTAGCAGCAACGTCTTCCGTTGTTCCGTCTACCTTGGTCACAACAGCCGAGTTTATTACACTTACCCTCAAGCCACCAGTCGAATCTGTTACACGAACGTTCCCTGTTTTTGGCTTCTCCTTGGAAAAAGACGTGAGGATATCTTCTTGACTATTTGTCGAAATACGACCGCTTAACTGACCTCCCTGACGAAACATCCTGGCCGTGATGTCGGTAGGAAAAGAAAGAGACTTGTTGGTAATCGTTACAGGATGTCCGTACTCTGAGTAGACAGACCCTCCCGCAGTCCTGGTTACCGAGTTCTCGTTGTCTCTAGCGTTTAACGTGCTGAGATAGTTGGCAAGCGGACCAATTGGTGTTAGCCTGTAGTAGAGAAAGCCTTGAGTGTCTCCGTAGGGAGTGCCGTACTGAGCGTTCTCCACGTCAGACCAATTCGCTGTAGTTGCTTTGTAGAACTTATTCCCGTCTGTGTCGGTAGTGGCAGACTCGGTTCCAGCGCCGACCAATATATCTGTACCTGTGAACAAAGACACTCCGCCCACCTCTACCCTGGCGTAAGGAGAAGCGTTGCTTGGGTACATATTGTACCAGGCAGATGTGTAGCTCCTTATCTTCCCGTCAGCGGGAATAGCCAAGTCTCCTGCAACAGTGTACGGGAACATTTCTTGCACGCTCGTTATACTTGAAGACTCCTGGGAGGCAGCCCCGTCACCAATTGTGAGTGTAGCCGCAGATCCAAATACATAATTGCCACCTGACTGCTTAGGAAACGGAGCGTTCTCTATAACCTTGAAATCAGCAGACGTCCTTGTGTGATCAGAATCGTAGGCTGTTATGAATTCGTAGTCCTCGTTCGGAAGGCCGAAAAAAGTGTCATCGTCTCGGAGCTCGGCTCGAAGCTTCAATACCTCGTGCCGTCCTTCGTACTGTATAGAGTAGATCCGAAACTTACCTCCCTCAAAGTATACGAGGTCTTCAAACTTCACACCCTTAAAGTACCTACAGCGAATCTCCGCCTTGATCTTACCTGTGCGTTGCTCTTGAATCTTATCCTCCGAAGCCCCGGCAGATGGCGTTCCTATATACTTGAATTCAGCACCCACGTCTTGCTTGACCAAGGAAACAACCTTGATCTTCTCACCTCCGCTACTAACGGTGAACGATTCCCTGTAGAAGGAAATCCTATTCTTCATGCTGCCTGGAGTAAGTACCGCCATCAGTATCGTCTTACGGAGCCCAACAGCCGCTGGACGCCCTCTTTGATTTCCGTGGTGATACCTCCTACATACTCAGCCTCCCGGTGCGAATCATAGTGCGCCACGAGCATAAGTGCTGCCTGGGTAAATTGCTTGGGAAGGTCTTTTACGTTCTCTCCTCCCGATAGAGTAATCTTATACAGGTCGTAGTCCTGGTCCTCGTTGAGATCGTCGGGAGCCTCTGCCCCTGTGAAATCAATCTGGATTGGGTACCCTGTATTTCTAACCTTTGCCTTAGCGTCTGTGTAGGCCACGTAGTTTCCTGACGTGTCCAGGTAGTCTATATCGTCTACGGTATACGATCCTGTGACGTTACGAAGTGTTTGGAATTCGTTTGCGTCAAAGCGATCCATATATACCGTCACGGTTGACAGCTTGGCGGTGTCTCCTGACTGGAGAGCGTAGGTCGAGTCCTCGTGCAAAGCGGGCGTGCTAGAACAGAACACACGATTGGTCGTCGTGAGCATGTAGTCCATCGATGCTTCGAGGTATGAGTTGATCAAATCGTCAGCCTCCCCTTGCTCATAACGCAAGTGGCCACGAACAATGGACAAAGGAACTAGGTCTTCTGCGTAGTAATTCTGGGTGACGATTGTTTTCATTTCTTTGGTTTAAAAAAAGGGGACGACCGCAACAGCCGCCCCCCTTTCATTCGGTTATACGTTAATTACGCTACGCCAGTCAATCCTTCAAAAGCTTTAGGCTGAAGGTACTCTACGTCTCGGTAGCTGTTCGCAATGATTCGAGTTACTCCGTGATCAGCGTCAGTGTAAGGATCAATAATGAGGTTTAAACCACCCCAAGTACCAGTCACAAGCTCGTTGATGTTCATCATGAAAAACTCGCCAGCACCAACTTGAGACGAAACAAAAGTCTCATAACCCATTACGCTTCGGTTTGTTAGAGGAGATGTTGCAAACAACATTCCAGAACCTGCGTCATGGCTCAATGCACG